TGATGTCAACCATGGCATTGTTGTACTGCTGACTAGGCATACCGCCCATATTTTTTACTCCCTTGGCGAGACCAACATTGCTATCAAACTCGGAAGCAATATTGTAGTCGGGCATCTTACTGTTTTTCAGGATTTTTCTGCCTGCAAATAACTGAGCTGCCCCGCCTATGGCTTTGGCTCCTAACATCGCTATTGAAAACGGATCCATATTATCGTGCGTTTAAATTTGAAATAACATATTTTACTTCGGCATAGTGCAACTCTTCTCCGGTTGCACCATTCTCTTTTTCAAAACTTATTTTTATCCATTGGCCCTTCAGCATATCACCAGACAGAATCCCCTTGGGCGAATTAATATCCCGCAATAGATAGCTGTGCCACACATCTTCTTTTTTGCCGAATAACGGGGCCTGTAGCCTTGATAACTGATCTAAAGAAGTAACAATCTCTGGGCAAGCCCACTTCGCACCACCGATATAGCTAACGGCCTGGAAGGTCTTCTTTGCTGGCAGGGCGTCGTTAAACATCATGGTAATGCTTGGCTTATACTGAACGCCATAATAGTTGCAGTATGTCGTGCTATCATGTGTCCAAAGTTCGCCATTAACAAAGCTAATTAGTTGCGTTCCCAGACAGCCCATGAACTCAGGAGTAAATCTCAAGAAAGTTTCGTAGCCCTTTTTCTGTTCATTGAATACAATTGTTTGAGCAGCAGAGCCAGAAACCGCACCCATGGATAGTATGTACCTGTTTTCTTTGGGATCAAAAACGCCATAGACATTGACAGCACCACGAAGCGACAACTCGCGAACAAAGTACTCGTTTGCGTTTGAAGTAATACTTATTGGTGTAAGACCGTCCAAAGAAAGTCTTAGCATGACACCACGGTTGCTGTCCACAAAGTAGTCTGCAAAATCTCTGCTAGCCAACGACTCTGGATGTTTGCCAATACCGAAGTCGCCAGCATAGTACTGGATGTTATTCAGTAGCCTATCTGACTGAGCCAAGATATCCCCGCCAACTGCGTCCTTAATTACTTGTTGATAAACCGGAACACGGCCTGTCTTCAGTTCCTGAAATATTCTCAGGTAGCGATCAGTTACTCGCATCCGCTTAATCGCACCAAAACCGCGGTCATACTCGTCAAAATTCTCAAAGAAAAACCTGCTCAATTCATTTACAAATGTGCCTTGCTGATAAGCACCACTAAACCTAACCATAGTAGGGTAGTAGGTCTCCTTGGCATTGTAGTCTAACACCGATGGCCTGCCATTACTGTTAACTGCACTCTTGAAATCGTCGCTATAATTTAAGTCTGTAACCCATAGCGCATCACTCGGTGTTACGAATGTTCTTTTCCTGTAATAAATATCCCCATTCCTTAGTCGAATAATAGCTGGCTGTGCTATTGTCTGGTCTTGGCTCACGCCCCTGTGGGAGAGCGTACCCGCAGAAATATACACATCATACACCTCGCCAAACTCATAATACACCTCGCTGTCTTTGAACCCGCCCGTCTTGGCCGGAGTCCATAGTTGTATCAGACATGGATTGGTATATGTAGGACTTCCCGCAGGCTTTCTAACCTTGGCATAAGTCTTTTCTCCCGCTCCCTTGTCTGCTACTTCTACGCCGACAACAAGATAATCCGCACTGGGATATGTCTGACTTGCGCCAATGTTATTGATTACAATTCGGCACCTGTCACCCTCGGCAAAATCATACTCAGGTACATATCCGGTTTGGGTATCACGCTTGTTAACCAATGTCTGAATAGAAAAGTAATAGAACTCATCATCGGCTGCAATATGGTCTGTCTTCCAAAACAAGAAATTGCCAATGGTTAAGTTTCTTGACCTGACCATCTGAAACTTCTTCGCCCAAGCCGGAGGTTGATGCCTTAACTCAACAATGAGTTCAGGGGTTTGGCCAACACCCGAAACAATGGAATACCCCTGTGTAGTGATGTCTGAATTAGCCCTGCCTAAAGTAGTGTCAAATTGAACTCCAGGAGTACGGCCTTGTTCATCATAATACTGAACGCCGATATTGTAGCGGCTCCACCAATTCCATGTACCCTCGTACCCAGCTCCACTTGAACCGCTACCAGTAGTGTAGGAGGAATATATTTGCATGCCCACGTTAAGGGTAACCGTGATTACGTTTAGCGAAAGACCCAGAGCAAAGCTGTCCCTCTGCAACTGTAGCTGATAGGCAATGGTGCTATTTGTGTCTCCGGGAACCGCTGTGTAATCCATAAAAATCTGAGGCTCAACGCCGACCTCCGGTATCCAGTATACAACATATCTTACGCCAGCAGATGGCGTACCACCGACAATTAGTATTCCGTCATTATTACCAGCCGGATCATAACCGCCATCCCAAGCTAAAGTGGGCGGCGTTACAGCGACTCCGCTATCGTTTGTAACCAACTCTGACGATACACGAATGTCAGGCGAAGCAACCAAACCCATACCCTCGGTAATCTCGCCATAAACCTTTACATTACCATTGACCAGCGCCTGACTACCGGCTTTCTTTGGCACCCAATCAAACAACTGGTTACTCTCCCTAATGTCTATATCGGCATAAGAAGAGTCATTAAGAAAGGTGTAAACGTACTGTGCGTTGTTGGTAATTGAGAGTCTTGCTTTATCCAATGACGCAATTAGGAAAAAGTCAGCCCACGCACTTCCGTTGTTGGTTCGACCCGCAATCTCAATTCGCTTTACCTTTTTGTTGCCGGTTTCTACCGTAATGCCAATAGAATTATTATACCCTGGATTATTGTCTAATGATGGATTAGAAAACAGACCAGCGGGTAGTGGCAACTTAGATACCGGACTCCATGTCGAAGACGCATAGTCATCGTATATAAAGCGGTACTTAAATTGAAATAATTTCTTTTTCAGAGAATTGACATTCTTAGCCAAGTCGTTAGCATATGCACAAATTGGAGCCGTAAGTGGTGGCCTTTTTGCCGCCTCAATATACTCCTCTAGTACTACGCCATAGGCGTTAGATAGCAACTTGTCAATAATTACCTCTTTGGGTTGGTTGTTATCTGTCCAACTCAAGATGTCACCCTCTGCGGCATCTCTGTACAAGATGTCGATATGTAGAATTTTGGTAGTGTCAAGCCACCGGAGAATATCTATTCCACCGGTGTTGGTCTTGTTTTCAAGCAGCTTCGTAATCGTCCTGGCTTGCTGATTGAAAATGAGTATAGAATGCTTCCCATCGGAGTTATAAACGAAATAGAATGCCCTGCCCCTCACTTGGTCTTCCTTAAACCCGACACACTTATTTGTACCCGCAGGCAGCGTGTAGTTTATTTTTCTATTGCCGATATTCCCCTTCACGGATCCGTCCGTGGTTGTTAACGATACGTCTATGGCATATGGGTAGTCACCCTCCTTAATTAGGTAGGGAGACCGCTCTAAATCCATGTTGCCATTTGCAGTTCTGCGACTTGCCATTAACCCTTAAGTATTAACCTGTTGTTTATGCGAATAACCTCATTTAGATCAGAAACCCTAACGGGATTCAGTCTCATGCTGAGATTCTTTTTTTGTTTGTAATATTCACGCTTGAACTGGTCAATCATGCTCTGATTAGACCTTCGACTAGACGGCAACGACATTCTGTCCATCCACCTCATCCAAGCTATCCAAGCCTCTAATGCCTGTACTGGCAGGGACAAGTCCGTTGCTGCCAATGGATTTTCTATGTATTCGAGAATGATATAACCAAACTCGAAACCGTTATCGAGCAGAATAACATTGTTAGCAACATCTACCGTAAACTCTCCATTGTACGTCAATGGATTATTAATGCCAAAGAGGTTTACCAACGAACCACTATTACCGTAGTTGCTGTAAAAATCAAGTCCGAGATAATCAAATGCAGAAAGGCCAGAACTTCCGTCTGTGTTTTTGGTTAACCTGTCTACGTCTGTTGATGCATACCTTGTCAGGCTATCATTCCTTCTCAATGTAGCCACCTCGCCAAGATCATTAAGCACTCCAATCTTTATCCACTGCATGAACGTGGGCGGTAATGTGACAGTCTTGTTTGCGGATACGGTTAGCTTTTCGGTCTTAACCCTGCCATCAACATCCTGCTTAATGTCATGAAAGCCCCTAACGGCCAAGTGATGAAGCCTGAGACGATGTGCGTCAGTATAATTAGCCTCTGATTGGTAAAAGGCAACTACTTGGTCTATGTTTACTTCTGCACTCATTTGCCTTTGTTGAAATAGTTATCAATCTTTTGTTTGGCATCCTCAAACCCAATGGCGAAATCTGCGATACAACCGAGTTCTCTAAACCAATGAATCCAATCTAACTGATCCCGTAAGTGATCATCCTTTCTCAACGTGCCGTCTTTCTTAAAAACCGTAACCCCCTTATCCTTTAACTCCAAAACCAAGCCTCGATAATCCCCACTAGCGGTCTTGATTAATAGGTCTGGAAAACCCTTCTTACCTTGCTTACCTTCTTTCTTTGCACCCCAATTACCCTTGATGAATACGCCGTCCTTATCGGTACGATACTCTGCTTTGGGGTAAGCTACTGCAAGATACTGAATTACGGCCTTCTGGACAACTCGTTCACTCACTTTATATGTAATTTACTTTATATCGTTACCGTCATTTACAGTGTCCTTGGGGCCATTCTGTGTTGGTAAGAAATTCTTCATAATGTATTCGACTACGAATGGCAGATAATCAGATGGAATTAAAAGCTCATCCGTCAACAACCTTTTACCAGCAGAACCCACCATTCGGATGGTAATATTCCTTGCCGTATAATCGGTGCCATCAAAGCCACGAACATAAACCTGATTGCCCTCAACCCAGTACCTTGGGGTGGTCTTGGGAAATGGTAGAGAATGCGCAAACGATAGTTGCTGTGGATTCATCCTTACCAATGGGGGAGATAATGATACCGTTGGTGACGTTATCTGTAAATAGACCGAACTAATGTCATGCCCCCTTGGAACAGCAACGGGCATTGCCGGCAATGTGCCATAGAAGTCCTGTGTCACCGAATCCTTGGCCAAAACAATATTCTTAAACGTAGTGTAGTATGCGTCACCCACAAACTCAATACCGTCTACACTTACTGAGTCGGTATAGTTCCTCATGGCCGAAGCGGCTACTGCCTGATCAAGCCAGAGATTAATCTCCTGAAGAGTTACAGGGAAGTCATCTGTTGGATCGCCGCCGGCAAGCCTGCGCAGGATCAGTTCTGATATTTCTTTACGAGTCATGTTATTCTCCTTGTATTGTTACGCTTTGACCAAACTGCATTAGCTCCCCGTCCTTGAGAGATACACCCGCTAGCTTACAAACCCTACCCAATATCTCCAGACAGTCTGCGTCCTTCCATATCGGGTCTACAGAGTTAACGTTGTCATATACCTCAGAATCGCCAACAAGCGTAAACGCCCACTTGGAATGAGGTGGAGTTTTGATACCCGTAATGACAATTGCACCCAGAGTGTCAGGGTAGAATCGGAAATAGGTATCGTATTCTGTATAGATGGGGTTTGCTGCCAAGTCCCATACCGCTGAGTTAAGGTAGTAGCTCACCCTGTTTGGGAAAACAAATTTTATCCTTGTGCCATCTGCCTTGTTCATGGTTTCAATGGCCACCATGTTTGACGACTTGCTAATCTCCCCACTTACCGTAACATTTGCGTTTATGGCCGTCCTGAAGGGCGAAAGTTTCTCAACTACGGCCTTATTCATGTCAAGACCAATCATGGGTACGGGTCTTCCAGAACGCATTTGGTGAAGGTTTCCGAGTAAGAAGTTTTGATAACCTATTTCAGCAGCCCTGAACAGGTCATTAAATTCCTGCCCACTTAAATACCCGTTCTGGTACTTATTGGTGATTACATCGAGCAAGTTCTTGATTTGCTTTATAGTCATAATTAAAAATTAAATCCTCTTCGCCAATACATAGCGGCAAATCCAAGAACCACTATCTGCGCATTAATATTCTCATGTCATGCGGTGCAGGCATATTACCGCCAAAGTATGCCCCTAGTTTATACCCCACCACAATCATATGTTTTTGAACCGTTACGGTCTTGCTGCATCGAAACCCCTTGTTATCTGTCACCACGAAAACATACAACCCTTTTTCAACGTATATGCGATAGTTATAAAAGGCACCCATCTTTACCTGGCAAACAAATTGAGACATCCTTTCACCACGGCTGTAGACATATGCCCATATCTCCATTGCTTCCGTATCAGTATTCCATCTCCAACAAAACCTGGCAGACTCCTTGTGATGGTGCGGCCAGTAGCCGACCCCAAAGAGCTTGTTTAAATCCATCTGATCGCTGGTCTTCAAATCGTATTTACACGAATAGTCAAAGCATATCTGCTTACTGACAGATTTTGAAAACACCAGCCCCAAGCTGCGTGGCTTGAAGCGGTGTTCAGATGTTTTGACTTTGTAGTTCAATTGATCGGGTTTGTAGTTGTACCCAATGCCCCAGAATGAAATACTCCCAAAATCAGCAATGCAGCAATGATGAACGCTGCTGTGATAGCGATCTTATACCAGTTCGCCCTGTTGCCGTTTTCGGCATTAGAAAAAATGGAATCCTTTGCACATGAAACCAAAAAGCCTGCTGCGCTTAGAAGGCATACCCAGCCCCCGATTTTGTTTCCAATCGGTGCCCGACCAAATGACATGGACGGATCGAAGGTTGCATAAACCATAACACCAATGATTAAGGCTGCAATGATCAGGACGATGGGGCTTGCCCCGTTGTTTTTTTTCTTCATACGTTTTTTTTTAATTTATTATCGAGATGTGGAAAATACATTGTCTACATTTATATAGTCGATATCTGTTGTTCTGGCTGTAGTGCCAGAAGATTTTATTTTTAAAACGCCAAAACCAAGTTCTCTACCGGAACCCGTTGGGATGTTTGTCGAATGAGTGGCTAACAACACATCGTTCACATAGAAGTATGCAAACCCACCATTGGCATTAACATCCACACGAAGATTAACCCATGTAGCGGCAGGAACAGTAATCTGCGTGTGTCCATTATTAAATGACCTTGTAGAGTTTGAAGATGTACATGACTGCCAGTAACCTGCCGGAGTTGATCCAGTTGATACGCCACCCTCGTCGTACACTATATATACGCCATCTACTTGGTTGGCAGCAGTATTTTCATCAAATAATCCAACCAGAAGCTGATACCTTTCTCCCGATGTAGACAGTGTTGCGATATTAATTGATGTCTTAAATGAGAATGTTCCCGCACCCAACATGACAGAGTTTAACCCAGAAGTAATTGAAGCTCTGCCAGATGACGTTGTTCCCGTTGTCATTCTCACAAGTCCAGGGCGATTAGCAGCAGTAGTGGCAGAGTTTACCGACTGTGCGCCGGACCCGCTACTGGAAACTAAAAGGGTTCCATCTCCTGTGGTACCAAAGGTGTTCATAAACTCTTGGTGGTAGTATAACCCCTGACTTACTCTACTTTTTTCAGATTGAGACCCCATTGTCGCCCAAGCACCGTCAGCATAAACCTCTAGCGTATTAAAGGTTGTATTGTAACGAAGTGACCCTCCCTGCTCGTTAGCAACAGGTCGCTGCGCAGTAGTTCCGGTCGGCAAATCAACCGCCCCATTAGAGTAAACACCCAAAATAGTTCCATCAAACGTAAGCGCACCTTCGCCGTTAATTGTATTGGCTGTGCCACTAGCTGTAAGAATGTTGTTATTGGTATTGTTATTAATGGTTACGCCACCGCCACCAGATATAACTAAGTCTCCCGATCCCAACAAGCTATTCCCGTTCACGGTCTTGATATTTGTACCAGATACAAGGGCAGATTGCTTATTACTAAAAGTAGTCCAATCGGATGAAGTCAAAGCTCCACGATTAGACCCGCTTGCATTTGGAATATTGAAAGTGTGGGTATTGCTTGCCGATGTTATATTGAAATCAGTACCAGATGTACCCGTTGCGAGCGTTTGGGTGGAACCCGTTTGACTACTGCCAGAAATACCAAGCGATGTAATACCACCTCCACCTCCACCACCACCAGAGCTACTATTTCTTTTTACCCAAGCAGTTGTAGGTACTCTTGTTGTAGAATCTCCTAAAGGTGGATCAGTAGACAATGTTAGTTGTCCATTTATTGCTAGTGAATCTCTATCAAATCTTCCGGCTATTAGCGGAGTTGGTGTATTGCTGTTGCCTATTAATAAAGTATTGCTTGAAGTATCAAAAGTAGTCTCACCGACTTCTGTACCAATCCAAACATTACCACTTCCAATATTTTGTTTTGCAACTTTATGCCCAAGATACACGTTTCTACTCCCATTGCTACCGCCTCCGGCAGAAGCAATTTCACTTCCGATTGCAATATTTTTAGTACCAGTAGTTAGCCATTGAAACCCGAAAGGACCCATGACTATGTTCTCAGATCCAGAAGTTAATCTTAACAATACGTCTCTACCATAAGCACCATTATTAAAACCAGAAGTAATTCCATTTAAAGCAAATGGACCAAGACCTACATTGTTATTAGAAGTTGATGCGTGCGCAGTTGATCCGCTTCCTGCTGCGTATCCTATATATGTGTTATAAGAATTAGTTGTCATTAAAGCTCCTGCATTTATCCCTATTCCCATATTGGCTACTCCTGGTGATGTTGCACCTTGAAGTGCGCCAGGTCCAAATACTTGATTAGTAGAAACTCCTCTATTCCCAATGGTCATACCACTTCTTACCTGTAAGTCACCAGTAAATATAACTGGAGTATTAGTGCCATGAGTTATTGTTCGAGAGCCGACTATAGTTCCATCTGTGGTATATATATTAGGATTTACATTAGCCAACTCTCTTAAAACTTTAGCCGTATCATTTACAAGTTTCTGAAGTTGTTTTCTAGTAGTTAATACAAACCTACTATCTGGTAAAATCGGAGTTTGTCCTACAGCAGCCGTAAAACTCATTAACTTAGTTCCTGATGTTCCAGCAGTAATGCCAACAGTATTATCGTAGCTTACAACGATAGTATCAGTTGGTAGATAATTAGCACCAGAAACTCTTAGTGCTATAGCATAGGCATTTCCATCAAAGCTATATGCCGGTGTAACTAAATTAAATGTTCGAGGAGTTCCATTCTGTGTCCAAGACCATCCAGCAGTGCTTGTTACGCCAGGAACTTCTGATAGTACTACTTCAAACCCCCTATTTAGCAAATAGTCAACTGTTCTTGCAATAGGTGCTACTACAGGTATTACCCTAAAAACCGTGTCCCAAGTACTATCATTAACTACTTTAAGAGCATTCGCTTTAGTGGATAGAAGAGAGAATGTATCGGTTCTGGCACGAAGTAACGCAGAGGAATCATTAACAATTCTCTGAGCGTTTGCTATCGTTGATAGAATAGTTGTGTCAATGGCAAGTGTTCCCGACCCAGTAATTGTTCCACCAGTTATGCCTGTGCTATTGTTGGTAGACACTGATATTACTGTACCACTACCAGGAGGTCCCTGAGGTCCTGTAACACCCTGAATACCCTGAGGACCAGCTGCTCCAGTTGCTCCCTGAGGTCCGGTAGGACCTTGAAGACCTGTTGCACCAGTATCACCCTTTATTCCCTGAATACCTTGCGGTCCCGTAGCGCCTGTAGGACCCACAGCACCTTGTGGACCCGCGGGTCCCTGAATGCCTTGGGGACCTCTAATCTCTCCAACGTCAACCCATGCAGAACCTGACCATGTGTATAGATGGCCGTTAGTGCTTAAAATGTAACCGTCACCTATTGTATTACCCGAACTTGGTAAAGCCCCTACACTATTTACTGTTCCTTTTATTGTTACCGATGTACCGGCTGCACCAGTTGCTCCGGTTGCTCCGGTTGCTCCGGTAGGGCCTTGGGGTCCGGTTGCTCCTGTAGCCCCCGTAGGACCTTGGGGTCCGGTAGGACCTTGAAGACCTGTTGCTCCTGTTGCTCCTGTTGCGCCCGTGGAACCCTGAGGACCAGTTGCTCCTGTTGTTCCTTGGGGTCCGGTAGGACCTTGAAGACCTGTTAGACCCGTATCGCCTTTTATACCTTGAATGCCTTGAATACCTGTTGCGCCTGTAGCCCCCGTAGGGCCTTGAGGTCCGGTAGCTCCCGTAGGGCCTTGAGGTCCAGTAGGTCCTGTGGAACCCGTTACACCCGTATCACCTTTTATCCCTTGAATACCTTGTGGCCCTGTTGCACCTGTAGGTCCTTGTGGTCCGGTAGCACCTGTAAGTCCTTGAATACCTTGTACACCCGTAGTACCTGGAATACCTTGTGGTCCGGTAGCACCTGTAGGTCCTTGTGGTCCAGTTGCGCCTGTAAGTCCTTGAGGACCCCTAATCTCTCCTACATCTACCCAAGCCGTTCCTGACCAAACATACAAATGACCAGTTGTTGATAAAATATACCCATCACCTACTGTATTACCTGAACTTGGTAAAGCTCCGATAGACCCCACAGACCCAAGTATAACAACCGAGGTGCCATTCGACCCAGTTGCTCCTGTAGCTCCCGTAGGGCCTTGGGGTCCGGTAGCGCCGGTTGCGCCTGTTGTTCCCTGAGGTCCAGTTGCTCCCGTAGGGCCTTGAGGTCCGGTTGCTCCAATAGAGCCAGAAGAACCTTGGGGTCCAGCGGGTCCAACAGAACCTTGGGGTCCGGTAGGACCCTGAATACCCGTCACACCTGTATCGCCTTTTATTCCTTGAATACCTTGTGGTCCTTGCGCACCCGTTGCGCCATTGGGTCCCGTTGCTCCTGTAGGACCTTGGGGTCCAGTAGCCCCCGTAGGACCTTGGGGTCCTGTAGCGCCTATCCTTAACCAAGCAGACCCGTTCCATTTGTAAAGAAAATTATCACTGACTTTATTTCTCAACTCTCCCACTTTAATGGCAGGGAATATTGTGTCGTTTGGTACAGCAAAATTAAACTTTGGGAAAAGTCTGTTCGGCTCACTTACAACTTGGCCGTAACTCGTAAATGATAGAAGGAGAATGGACAGAAATAAAAGAATCTTATTCATAAAAAATAATGAATTTTGTTGATGATGTAATTCCTCCGAAGTGTACAAATCCTCCTGCTTCGTAGTACTTGTCTATATTGTACGGTACAAACTCGCCAGATGCATTTGGTTGTGTTGATGTAAGGTTGTCGGCACCACTAGATGTACCAACTTTAAACCCCGTCAAATTTGAACTAGACTTAACCAATACCCTTTTGACATATGCTCCAACGGGTACAACTCTTGACCCGTCAGTAGCCAAGGTAAATGGGTCTTTTGTTGATCCGCCCCTTACACCTGCAATATTAAGTGTCGGCGTACCCTTGAATGATTCCTCATACCTGCCAGAATGTACAATCCCTCCGCTAATGGTGTATGTTCCTATAACGGCTCCGTTACCCCTAAACGTAATTACTTTTCCGGCAGGAATTGTTAGTGTTCCAGAAAGCGTTACATCCCCGTCATCAAACACAACTTCATAAACGTTTGGGTGATTAAATACGGCCTGCAATCTAGATGTCTGACTTCCCAATCTATTTACTACCCAAGCAGCACGATAGGGTCCGTCTGAAATTCTTTTCCATTTTTGCCCATAAGCATCAAATACAAAAACATTATCCGCAACCGTTGTAGGGTCAACAGATACAATAGTGCCTCCTGTATCATTAGGATTACCTATAAGAGTAGTTTGTATGGCACCTAACTCTGACATTATTCTCCCCTTTTTGTAATTATGCGTGTTTTACCATTGCCAAAATTTACTTCCAACCCAGCAAATAGGCTCACAAATTTGACATGCGCATTACCCAAATTTATTTTGTTGGCATAAGTGGGTATTTTTATTAATAACTCGGTCATATTTTATAAATTTCAGAGAATCCGTGACTTGCTGAATAAATGAATATTTTCATGTAGATAGCACCTGCAAATGGTACGGATGTTGCATTTGCTATTGTTGTCCAATTAATTCCGTTGGCAGATTTCTGTAGTTTTACAATTCCGTTGTCGGGATCTGTGTCATCCTCAGATTCGTAAAAAACGGAATAGAAATAATTATTGTTTACCGCCTCGCTAAATGCAATGTTAAAGTTTTGCGCTTCGATTAATGAAGAATCGACCTGCCTCCCTCCGGTGTTCGCTGACCATCCCCCAGAAGTTGTGTTATCCGTGCTTATACCAAAGAATGAGAACTTACCAATCCCATCCGTTTTAACAACCATTCTTTGACCGACTGCAAGCGTTTGATTCGCCACAATGCCTTTCCATTCTTCTGTATATCCTGATGTTGTGCGAATACCCTTTTCTAAATTGTAGGTTTCAAACCCTGCGGGCAAAGACGGAAAGGTCAGGTATATTGCGCTGCCTGCAATGCTATTGGTAACGGCTGCATTAGTAAAAGAGACAAGCTCATTGTTTAATTCGTCCAAAGTATTGCCCGTTATTGAATTATAAGACCTGTCAATAGTCTCCCCGTTGGCTGCATTCGTAGCCATTGTAAATGTCCAAGCCGTTCCCGAACCCGCTACAGACAATACAACCCAGTTTGCTAAATTTCTCCTAAATGACCAGCCAGCAGTCGTGACCGTAACTGATTGAGAAAACACAACAACAACCGTATTCGTTGCACCGTTTGGAACAGTGGCACTTACAATAGTTGGATTGATTAAAAAAAAGTCCCCCAATAAAGAAACTGTTTGTAAACCAGAAGCCACTAACCGATATGGATTGGCAATAGTTCCCGACCCAAGAACATTAACCGACGTAGTAGAGATAATTTTTGTTTCGCTGCCATCAAAGTTTGGTATCGTTGGAAAATTTTTCCACCGCGTAGCCCCAGAAATTGACCCCGCCTTTTCTAAGTATTGACCTTCCGTTCCTCCAGAGGGCAGAAAATACCCTTCACCAGAAGTAAGGACTAATGTTGTAATATTCGTCTGAGTATACGGGCTTGTTTCCATAGCAGAAGCAGAGCCAGATACACGATAGTAGTAAAGCGTTAATGCCGTAAGCCCAGTATCTGAAAAGGTTGTATTTGGCCCCAAATAAACCTGAGACCACAATGCTCCGTCAAGAGACCGCTCTAGCCTATATGATGTTGCACCGACAATAGCAGCCCAAACAACATTGACCGCTACCCCAGATGCCGCCGTAGCCACGATAGAAGCAGAGGCGGGAAGTACGGTAAGTATGGTATCGTTAATAACGAGATAGGAATTATTTAACATCTTCTGCGATACGCCACCAATAGTTGCCTCTAAAGACAACTCATACTGGCCCGAAGGCAAAATCATTTGCTGCGCAGTCTTACTGAGTGTAATGTTTTGGCCAGATATAACTAACCCGCTACCAGAAAAAAATGATATAATGGCTTCCTTATCAGGGTCGCCTATGCGCGAAATCTTACCCGATGCAACTGTTGGTGGTACTGCTCCGGCAACGGTAAATACCTCTGCGAAGGCATTACCCCGATAGTAGTTTATGGTAGCGGAAACCGCCTCTTTACCAACAATAATGGGCATTACGCAGATTTATAGTCAAAAATACAATAAATGCGTAACAAAACCAAAAGCTAAATCGAATAAGCACAGAAATATGAATCGCTCAACACCTTTTGATGTGAGCCGTTAATAACCGCCTCTAATGACAGCTCATACTGCCCTGGCGGGATAATCATTTGCCCAGAAGTCTTGGTCAATGTAATATTTGACCCAGATATCGAAAGGCCGTTGCCGGATGAAAAAGATATAATAGCAACCTTTTCGGGATCCCCGATTCTCGATATCCTAGCCAAGGCAAACGATGGAGTGCCAAATACGGTAATCACCTCTGAAAACGGATTTCCCTTGTAGTAATTTATCGTAATGGAAACAGACTCCTTTCCGGCAATAAGGGCATCCAAAACTTTCTCAGAAAGAAATGCAAATGTTGTCGCTGTTCCATCGGTATTTGCAGAAATGTAACCAATTCCCGAAATAAGTCCTAATGTAGTTGAGGTTCCAGACACACTTCCGGCCACTTTGGCCAAAGCAGAAATTGATCCAGATACGGTTGATGTACCGGAAGCACTTGCAGAAATATAGCCAAATCCAACAATTGACCCACCAACCGTTGCCAACCCAGCAACATTTGTAGAAATATAACCAAACCCCGTAATGAGTCCTAGTGTTGTAGACGTGCCGGTAGCATTTGCTGCTATTACGGCCAAAGCAGAAATTGATCCAGATACGGTTGACGCGCCAGTAGCACTTGCGGAAACATGACTAACCCCAACAATTGATCCGCTAACCGTTGCTAATCCAGGCACACTTCCGGCCATTTCCGCCAAAGCAGAAATTGACCCAGACGCCGTTGATATACCGGAAGCGCTTGCAGAAATGTAACTAACTCCAACAATTGATCCAGACGCTGTTGACGTTCCAGCGGTTGACCCCTGAGAGGATACTGACGAAGTACCGATATTGCCAACCGTTGTAGATGTACCGGCTACACTTCCTATTAATAACCCTAAAGCGAAAATGCCCCCTGTGACGGTTGAGGTACCGGTTGCGCTTCCAGCAATTACCCCGCCACCGGTTTCTACATTGCGTAAAAGCGTTAATAGCATTTTTAGATACTATTTATTATGTCCAATAAATTAAGCAACGGAAACACTCTTGAAACGATGCACGATTAAGCCACAAGTACCTCAACCCATCTCTGGTAGTAAATATCTCCATTCGGTTGCCTAACACTGCGGTAGGTGAGACATAAGGGAAAGTAGAGGCTCCATTTACTCTACCAGTAACTACATTTAACGAAGTTACTCTTTGTGTGGCGTCTTTATGGTAAAAAATATTATCTGCTCCATCATAAGCAGTCATTGTTCCTGTAGATAAAGTTTCGGTTAGTGGCGAAGTAAACACTTGATTAACGCGATCTGTTGTCAAATCAATTCTATCAAATCCTATAGAACCTCCACCACGCACCACAAACATATACCTTCCTCTTGTAGCCAAATCACTTGTTCCAAAAGCCCAGTTAATACTAGTTCCTTGATTCTTCTGTGCTTGCTCTAAAATTACATAACCTGTTACCAAAGTAGTAGGTGCATTAGTTGATGGGAATGTAAGTGTATTGGACGTGTTGGATGTAATGCTTACTTCTGCACTGAAACCCGTTGTTGTTAAAATTCTTAATCTCTTACCTGCCCAAATATTCACCGCCCAGTTCTTAGTAGTGTCTTGTAAAGTAGTTGCAGACTGGGTACCAGTAGCTACGCCTGATTCAACAGCCCCAATAGCAGACGAAGTTGAAATACTGTATCGACTTACTCCGTTTGTAGGTGCCGTTGCAGTTGCCACAAGCGTTAAAGTAGTGGCTGTGTTACTTGCTATTCTAAACGCTTGACCAGCTGTACCACCATTTGTAGCCGTTACCGTACCTGCGTACATATACACCGTTTGCCCCTGCCATTGGTTAACAGTCCAGTTCTTTGTTGCATCTACTAACACCGTAGTTGATTGAGAAGACACTATCGTAGTGGCTGCTGGAGTTCCTGCCATTACATAAGTAAAAGTAGTTGCCGATGGTACAGTAGCTATCGCTACGTTTGTCACGTTAAAGTTTGCATCCGTTGCACCCCTTACGGTGACCAACTGACCTACTTTAAACTGGTGAGGATGCGCTGTTGTAACTGTTGCTGTAGTGGTTGCATTTGCAAGTGTGGCAATAGCAACGGGTTCATGCCCTGCAACTGTTGCCGCTGCGTTTCTTGCAATACCAAAATCCTGCTGCCTTCCAAAAGTTGGTACTTGTGAATCAATGTTGTGAATTGCTAATGCATTTAAACCACCTAATTGAATGTATAGTTTATTGGGGTCACCTTGAATTGCAAAAACAGAAGTGTTATCTGGAGTAGTTGCCCAAGTTCCTACAATGGTTAATGCTGTAGCTGTATTAGAAGCAATAGGTCTAAGCTGTCCAGCTCCCGTACCTGCCAATATTCTTACTGCGTAGTTCCTCCATCTATTAACTTCCCATGCTTTTGTTGAATCAGTAATGGTAGAAGCGGCCCCTGCTGTTGCTGTACCTGCATCAAATCCTATAATGAAATAACGACTTGTTGCGTTTGGATGTGGATTTATGTGAGTGGTCCACGTTAGCGTATTAGCAGTATTGCTGTCAATCTTACGAATTTGCCCTGCGCCTACACCCGAATAAATATAAACCCAATAATCTTTCCATTGGTCTACTTTCCAACTTGCCACATCAACCCCATGTGCTGCATCAACCAGTGTTGTTGCTGAACCTCCTGTAGCAATACCTCTTTCCCAAGTTGAAGCATTTTCAGTTGTTCTTTCGATAGACGCATCATTACCCGCTGCTGAAAAGATATTTTGCATACATGGCAGAATGTACCAAGTATCAGAAATCTGGTCATAAGCCTGCATTGTAAAGAATGGTGCAGAAGTGTTATTACTAACAAGTATAACAACTCCTGACTGCACTCTGAATACAGAAGTAGCATCAGGATTTACTGTCCAGTTTGAATCCAGTGTTACAACCTGTGACTCGATTGAGTAGGCTGCCTGAGTACCCGCAGTTGCGTTAATTGCTGGAGAGAATATTGCAGGATTGTTCCATGTTTTATTCATCTGGGTGGTATCACCCATTGTAATTACTGTTGCGGTATTAGATAAAATTCTTCTTATTTGGCTTGAGCCTGTGTTTCCTGTAATACGCAAAGTGTAGCCAGCATATTGATTGACACCAAATGCTTTTAATGCATCTGTAATATTTAAAGCACCTACTACGTTATTCACTGCCGTAACAATTCCACTGTCAGCAACAACTGGTTCTGCTGCCGCTACAATAGTTCTGCGTTGCCCTGCACCTGTACCAGATATGATTTCAACATCATATCCTCTTAAAGATTGCATCGTAATTGATGGTATAGTCAAAGTATTCGCTGAAGCAGCAATTACATTACCTTCTACACCTAAAGCACCACTAAACTTCATTGAACTGAATGTTAAGGGAGCTATTGGAGGTACAGATACAGGGATAGATACGTCAGTCCAAGTGTCATATTTTACAAAAAGTGTTGCAGAAATAAGATAGTAAATGTATCTACCATGCTCTTCAGGAAAAAAGTTACCGTTATCTGCGGAACAGGAAGATGATAAAGCAGAACTTATAGCAGGTGCGAATCTAAGCTGTTCCCATACCGGTAAATCAACTTGTCTTGTAAGTGTATTTTTTGTTAAAGCTGGCATAATATTATAATTTGTTTATTATTGAAAAGTTAGATGTGCACGAATCCCTAATGCGTATGTTTGTCTTGCGGGGTTGATGTACATTTCGTTATTCATACCTGCAAGGGTAGTTTGTGCAGATACGGTAGATACAACAGATACAGTATTTACGCCAGTTACAGCTGCAAGTGTCAAACCACCCGTAATAGAATCTATTGTTATTCTTTGTCGTTGAGCAGAATCTACCATCATTAGGCTCTCGCATACCTTTATCAATCGGTTCATCATTACTAACAAATCCTCTACTCTTGGAGCCTCAACAGGCATAGGGTTAGCTTTACTAAGATCTGTTGCTTCACCATCTCCACCCACACCAATTTTAACCCGTTGGTGAAGTACTCCGCCTATTTCATCAGCCGCTATTGTTGCCCCTGCTCCGGGCGTGTACGCTACATTGTCTGCCATAATTTAATTTTTATCTGCCGAATTAATCTTCGGAAACGCTTAACTGGCCAACATTGAATTGTGGGGCAATTGGCGTAGAAACACTCAACGATGCCGTTAACGCACCCTTATACAATAATTTACCAGCCCCCGACAAGTCTGTTCCAATTGAAAAATGCGTGATTGTATTAGCTCCGGCCGTACATTGATCAAAAGTCACGACAGCGGCATTGGAAACCGAATTACCCGAAACAGTCCATCCCGAACCCGACCGAACAACGCCCTTCCTAGCATATCCGGTATATGTTGCTTCAGAAGTTGACTGGGTTCCCGCTTCTCCTGGATCGCCAGTATGAAGGCCAACAAATAAAGAACCGGCAACGGTTGAACCACGAAGTCCGGTTGCATCGCCAATTAATGACGAGCCAGTATTATTGAATAACAACAATAAAAAATCGTTTTCTAAACTGTTAGATTTTGACATTTTTAATATTTATTGTCAAAAATACGCAAAACTTGTGTAAATAACGCTAAATCTATTTAGCATTAGGCAAAAAAAGAGACCCCCGTAGAAACGGGGGTCGTTAACCAAATAAACAGTTATACGCACTTTCATTTAGAACAGAACGCTCTTATGGAGGTGATAAACTGATTATCACCAAAAATACTATTTTTTAAGACTATTGGTCACCTTTGTCCTGAAAGAGTCGCCCTGCTTTGACAAGGCAAATTCAGTTAGCTGCTTCAGCGTTTCTTCTTTCGGGTTCAACGTGGTAATTAATGCCTTGCCCTCCATCCACCTAGCCTCACCCTGAACGTGGGCCATGTCAATCAGGCCCTTATTAAGGGCTTGCTTGATAAGCGATGATACCTTCATTACCGGAGAATCGTATGTCTTCAAAAACAATGTTGGGTCACCAGATGCTTTATTAACATACTCCTCGCGAATCTCAACCTCGCTCTTAGGACGAAGCCCATCAAGAAGGTTAATGTTTAGCCAAATAGCATGCTGAAGCAAATCGTCATAGTTGGCTTTCAGCGCAACATCTTCTGCCTTATGCCTTGCCTCAATGAATGACAATTTGCTTTCGTACTCTGCCTCCTTATTGACAAGGGTAAACAATGGTGGCTTTTGTGACAACCTTCTTTCCTTGCCGTCATAGTCATCACGATTGACCATGTAATTAATCTTTGCCTTATCCTCTGGCCACCTCAAAAGAAGAGTGCCTTTCACAAATAGGGGAAGCCATTCTAGGTTTTTGGCGGCCTCATCCTTAATATCTTTTTGCTCATCCTGCCATATCTGCCTCACGCCCTCAAGGAATCTTAGCATCCTGTTCTCTCCAGTTTCTGGGTCATAAGATAACTGCCTAGAGGTTAATTCGTACTTAGCCGGATATGGCGGCTCACCCTTAATTCGGGGTGCAACCTGTTGAATGAGTTGGAAGATAACTGGGCCTTCTGAAAATTTAAGAACATCTTTACCGCCCTTGGCGGGGGGTGCTTCCATAACTGAGTTTGCCATCTGTAAATATGATTTATTCTACGCAAATATAGCGTAATATTTGACAAAAACAAAAAACCCCTGTAGAAACAGGGGTCGTTGTGGCCGATGGATAGCCGTTATGTATGGAAGATGGAAACTAATTACGCACCTTGGAAGATTACGCACTGGTTTGCAGCCTGCACCTGAATACCGTAATGTGCTACGATAACATTGTACAGCTTCTGCTCTGCGTTCTTGTTTGATTCAGCAAGACCGCCATACTCGTACACGTTCATCTCTTGACCAGGCTTGATTTCCTGATAGCGAAGACAAATGGTAGGGAGCCTTTGGCTGGTCATTGGATCAATTCCATAACCCTGAGGGATAACCAGTCCGTAGTTCCTGTACGCAGTTGTAAGCGTAGGAGCAACACCGAACATTTTCTCAGGAGTAAAGCCATAGTACTTTTTGAAGTGCATGGTAAATCCGTCAATTGCAAAAGAAGAGAATCCGAGTTTTGCGGCAACCTCGGCAGATCCACCAGCAGAACCGTAAACAATTGCACCGTCATCATAGAGAGAGAACAGAGACCTGTTAAACTCTTGATTCTGGAAGGTGTCGGACAGAACGTGGGCTTCTGGGTTTGCACCGTTGAAGTCAAGTTCACGAGTTACCCTTTGGAAGTCCAGTATGCCTACTGAGCCAGGAGTGTACTGAAGAGTAGCGCCGGCTGCTTTTACTTGGTCAAGGATACCCTTTGTACCGACAGTGCCGTTTGACGTAATGTTGGTATTGGTTACATCTACAGAGAACATGGCAAGCAGCTCACGGTTGTTCAACCAACGCTTCTCAGCTTCGCTAGTACCGAAGTACTTGTAGTATGTCATTCCAGACTCAGGATCACGCCATTCGATTTTCTCCATTGCTGCCTTATCTGTGATTTCATAATCTTCACGGATTTCAGTAATGGTATTTGTGATACGGTCTACCAAGGGCTGCTGCGCAGTCTGTGCGGTAGATGCCTCACCAATATGCTGAAGGCCATGGAAGAACAAGAAGTCATTAGCGGCTGGATTAAACTGTTCGGTAGAACGCAATGGCTGAATGGTGTAAACGTGGGCATTGGCAGTTCCTGTGTTGATCGCTGTGATCTTACCAAGAATACCGGATACGCCAGCTTGTACAACCTCTCCTACACGACCAGGGGTTTGAGTACCCGCATTGGTATGAGAAAGAGATGAAACAGTTACAGAAGCAACGGCACCTGCTGAAGCACCACCAGACAAAGAAGCAACCTGCACGGATGCGTGTCTCCTGCGTCTTTCGTAGTGATAGAAGTCGCGGTTTTCTGTTTTAACTTTACGGCCAAGCATATCGAGTACAAGCGTGTACTGCTCTTGCCCGTATTTTTGAACGAGTTTGTCTGAATAAGACCGGTCGAGGATGTTAAGGCCGGAAACAAACGCACGGTTTGCGCCGCCTGCTACTGATATGGGTTGACTTGCAACGTGTGGCATTTAGATTAATTGAATGGTTTAAAAAACTTACTCTGTGTGGGTTCGCCACTACCATTCAATCTTTACACTTAATCGTAGGCAAAATCTCTCATGCCCGCTACTCGTGCATCTTCAGCAAAATTTGTGGAAGGACTGTTCGTTCTCGGATCGGTAATATTTGCGACACCCCTTGCCACATCTATCTTGCCTAGATTGATGGCTCTTGATACGGCAGACTTTAGGATTTTATTGAAATTCCTCTGGATATAGAGGTCTTTCAAATATGTTTGGGTGTCGTACTTACCGTCCTTGTAGTAGCGACTTTTAATGTGTGACCAAAAATCTTTGGCCACGGTTCCTAATTCTGCTTTTTCTGCCTCGTCAATCGTGAACTCATGAGTAAACTGAACATCCTTGTCAGAGATACTTAAATCGAGTTTAGAAAAACCAGGCAGCGTATTATCTAATGTCTTAGCGAACTCTTCGCTGAGACCATTAACTTCATTTACGAAACTATCTACTTCAGGGTCAGACTGTGGTGCAAAAGAAGGCAGATTAATTTCTGTTTTCAGTTTACCCAAAGACTCTCTGGCTTGTTTGGCATCACCCTTCTGCTTGCGTGTAACTCGTCTTTCGAGTTTCGCAAATTCAGCCTCATCAACATCTTCTTTATCCACGCCTACGCCATACTTTTGTTCGTACTCGTCCGCAATATCCTCATCTGAGTATTCAGGATTTTCAATCTGCATCCTCAGCTTAATGGCGTCTTCATCACTCAGCTTATCAAGGCTACCCAAGATGTGTTGCTGTGTGAGAAAGTTTGTTACGTCTTCGTACTTTCCCTGTTGTAAATTTTCAATGAGCGTTCTCGTGGTTTGATCAAGATTGAGGGCGGGACTTTCCGCTTTTTTCAATAGATCATCCCACTTCTCGAACTTGCCACCGGTCTTCTCTTTTACGAATGCATCGTAATCAATCGGTGCCGGAGTAATAGTATCTGTACTCGATTCAGGAGAATTTGGCTCAGAACCTGGCTGCGGTGGGCTATCACTCTTTGGAGTGTCAAGAGACTTGCCTTCTTTAAGGGCGTTGTACTCTTCTTCTTTTAAATATACCGCCCCATTTACCGGGTCCATAGGATCGTACTGGCTTTGAGGCAGAACGATATTACCTTCTTCATTCCTTAAATCTTCCATATACATTTACTTACTTACGCAAATATAAAGTAAAATACCAATTCAATATGTATTTTTTTAGAAAATATTTATTGCTAAAACGATTTGCCTTAAATTATTCTTAATTTCTAGTTCATCGCCAATGACTTTAGCTTTTGCCTTTCCATGTAAATGGCTTCGGCATACTTGTCATAATCTACCCCGTAGTTTATCTTTTTCTGGGCGCTTACAAATTCATACTGTGGGTAGTACTGGGTTGACGTTAAAGACCCAAACCAGTTATCTACTTGGGAACGCTCTTTGTTTATGTACTTGTCATTAAACTTGTCTCGGTACATTCTTTCTGCCCATATCTGGGCGTACTCTGGCTTACTTGTAACCAACTGAGGGAATGTTCCTTCATTGATACCCCTTAACTCGTACTGAAAATTTTGCACATCGTCGGGGTTGATTGCCTTAGTCGGATTCTTTCTGTTGAACTCTTCGATCAATTGCTTACTCAGGTTCTGGTTTCTGTCATCAAGCTCCGGTTTACCAGCCATGCCCTTTTCTGCGGCGTAGTCCAACAGACTGTTCCACGCCTCTCTTTGCGCCTTTGTTCTTCGGGAATATCCTTTTGGGGCGGCAGACTTTCCTGCTGGGTTTTCTTCACCGCCTACGGGCAATTTCCGGCCTGCCATGGCTAATGCCGCTGCATTCACCTTTGCCTTTGACATCTTATTTTCTGCCATAATTACATCTGTTGTTCTTGTTGTTGACTAGGATCCTCTTGGCCTTGCTCGGCCATGGCCTGTTGTTCGGCCTGCTCTTGAGCCTGTACCTCCTGCATCTGCATTTGAGCCTGCGCCTGCTGGGTGATACCCATGTTCTGCATGAAGGCAGCAAAGATTGGCTTAATCTCTTCCGGCATATCCTGTATGCCCTTACCCTGCTTCAGAAGTTCACTTACGGTAGTGTTTATGATTGTTCCCAACACCTGCGTATTGGTACCGGCATTAACCTTGTCCTGCTTGGCCATATCAATCTGACCCTTTATTTGGTATGCCTGGGCATCAGCCTGCGCCTTGTTTTGCGCCACTTGATTCTGAATTTGCGCCTGGGTTTGAGAGTTCTGGTTGGCGTCCTCTTGAGCCTGACGCTTGCGCTTGGCCTCGTACTTGCCAAGATAAATTTCCGCCAACTTAACGTCTTCCTTGGCTATACGCCTTATTTTGACCGCTTCCTCAAATGTAATGAGACCCGCACTCAATGCAGTCTGAGCCATTTGCTCTATGTACTGCCTGTCTTGGTCGGTAGGAGCCATATCAAAATTGATGTCGAATATCTTATCCTCAAAGTCTTCAGCCTTGATGCCGTAACGCTCATCACCGTCTTCAACAATGTCATACCAATCCATGATAGCTATTCTCTTAGCCACCTCCTTCATCATACTCAGGTACGCCCGATAAATAAAGTTGGTACTCCTGTTGGATGCCGTTACCTGATTTTGCATGACGCCTAGCCCAAGTTTTGGATTTACTGCCTGGCCTTCAACATATTCGTTAATGCCAAGATCATCCCTTAACCTTTGCAGCCAATGGTTGTACTGATCGACCAATGCCGCAATCTTGCCGACATTTGAATCGGAAGTAATTGGCGTAATCGGTATGTTCTGCCTGGTTTCGCCATCTTCACCGATTCCGTTATATAATACAACACCGGTTTGATCAGATATTTTAATCAACTCCAATGGAGATGCCGCTTCGTTCTGTCCAAGTCCAAGGTCTACTCCAGTCAGCCCACGAATGTCAATAGCATATCCATCAGGTCGCAACTTGGCCACAATCTGTTGTAGTTTCAACAGGGTCAAAGTCATCATCCGAACCGGAGTAACCGCCCTCTCTACCAGACTTACGTTTCTCATATCCCGATTGTTTGGCATATGTATAACGTAGTTGGGAAACGCCTCATGCAGGGCGTAGTGCGGCTTAATCATGTTCTCCATCTGCTTCCACTCAAGCATCTCGCCAGTACCTTTTGAATAACAACCGGAGTAGACTACCTTCAAATTCTTTTCATGAAGTGTCTTATCCTTGCCCAATTCCTGCGGTCTTTCTTTCTTTGAATCAAGCACCGACTTGCCGTACTTATCCTTTTTCTCTACCCAAAGCTGTGGCTCGGTGGTCAATAACTGGAAGTGGAATATCTCGATTAGGGCATCGTCATACGGCCTCATTAGGTTATTAAGATAATTGTCACTCCACTCAAAAGATACGGTAGAACTCTGGTCAGTCCTTTTCCACATCTCAAACAATTTCTTTTCCGGGATGCTTGGCCAATACGCCCTGACATCAGACAGTTTCATCTTCTCTATCTCGCCCATGATTGGGCAGTCGGAGAAGTTGTCCTTATTTGACCAGCCGTAAACTGAGTTTTCTGGTATTACCCGCTTATATTTTTTGTTTCCGTTTTCGTCTTTATACGCCCACATCACACCCATGCCTACTTCGACTAAATCAAACAGCACCTGCCTCTAAATAGAATCTGAATCGCAATCTTTTAACGTGTCTGCAATTTTGCGTTGAAAACGAATTTCATCGCTTTGCTTGTACTCATAATCGAAATAAAGGGTAAAGTCTTCGTAATTTTCTGGGACGTATTGCTGCGGATCCACCAAAGGCATTCCAGCCTCTTCTTCCAGACCCTGAATCATCATGGAATTATTCATGTTGAACTCAGCCTCATCCATTTCCCTCTGCTTCTGCTTCTTACTGCGATCATCTACCGCCTCAACTATTGGCTTCTCATCTAATTCCATAAACCGCTCTACCACGATATCAACAAATTTGGGCAGAATCTTTGGCGGGGTCATGTCTAGCTTGACATAGGCTTGCTTGCCGTCAATGTTCATCATGTCCAAAAACTCCTTCATATCGCCATTACCCTGGGCAATTCGCCTTAAATCCTTAAACCTCCGGTTCCTTTCGTAATAGTAGCTGCTTTCGCTACCCGTTACGGAATCAAGGAGTTTCTTGGCAATAATTGCCCCGTATGCGGGATCAGACTTCTTCTGTGGGGATGCCGTGTGGAACTTGTAAAGTTCTTGGCTTAACGGTGTACTGTTGGCCACGCAAAAATAATTTTGCCGAAATTACGCAAATTATTTGTAAGTACGCAGAAAGGGAGTATATTTGTCTTGTATTCCGATTACGATTAGAAGGAGCAATCGAAATCGGGGTATTTCCCCAAGGGACATTTCATTATGTGACCTTTAGTAAATACCCCCAATGGTTCTCCTTCAACCTTGGGGGTTTTTTATTTGCCCTAAGTCGGACTGCCTTAAAGCGATTGCACCTTATTAACGCTTTTCGTAAGTAAGTCCGGTGACTCGGACCTCTACCCGAACCGATAAAAGGTAGGTGAGGTGTACTGTTAAATGATGTGCCTGGACGTAACACTTTCCGACATCAGCCAAGCGGGACTCGGCTCCACTAAGCAAATTATAGGTCAGTAAGAGTGTTGTCTCTTTCTGGGGAGGGGAGGGGCAACACTTTTACTGACCGCAGAACATCCCACCACAAGCAATAGTCCGATTGAGTAGTAGATAAAGAAACTGAAATAATATGGCTAAGAGTAAGAAAGGTAAGACGCCATCGGCCAGCAGAAGAATGGAAATCAAGGCTAATCTGAAAAGGAAGTCCGAATTAATTGGGGCGATGAGAAGATACCTGACATCAAAAGGGATAATGGAGCCAGGAAGTCAACTGACAAAGTTTAGTAATATGGCTGAAATAACCCTTGGCGCCATGGGTATCCCGATTGCTACTCGAATTAGTTATGGGCAAGTGATTGGCCAATTATATGACAATGGAAAATTTGGCGAACACAAAGTTTCAATATCAGGAAGTAAAGTCAAAGTTGGCGAATACAAAAGTCCACGAAAGATAGAGTACGAAGCTGAATTAAAGAACATAGAATGGCTCACCCTTCGAAGCCGGATTATTCAAAGAGATAACGGCAGGTGTCAAATGTGTGACACCAATAAGGAGTTGCAGGTTCACCACAAGAGATATATCAATGGCGCAAAAGCTTGGGAGCATCCAGATTCACTATTAATTACAGTTTGCCAAAAATGCCACTCTAGGCATCACGGCAAAAGTAAAAACTAAAATTATCTGGGGAAAGCCGTCCCAAGAATAAACAAGGCAATTTGGACAAGGAATCAACATGCCCTCATGTATGCAAAAATGGAGTTATGGACAAAAATAGAAAGTGGATTACGCCCAGAATTACAGACGGAAGCATTACCCCTGAAAGGATTATTGATTTTGTTGCCGGCTATTTCAACCTGAACAAGTTGGATATGGCCGTAAATCAGAAAAGGAAGTTTTGTGTCCCACGCCAGATATGCATGGCGCTTATGTACTCATACCTCGGCATGACGTTGAATGAAATTGCCGCGGAATTTGATTGTCCTAGTCGGGTAAGCCTACCAAAGCACACTACTGTACGACATAGTATTAAGCAGGTCTGCGACTTGGCAGAAAGTGATCCCAAGTTCAAACAGGATTTAGCCTACATCATGGCCGAATTGGAGAATCCTACGCCGGTAAGGAGGATGCCAAAGATTGATAGGGTGGCGGTTCCGGTTACGATTTATCGCAGTCAGGCCCCAATCAGATTGCGGGAGCGCACTATTTCCGAACACGAAAAAGTAGTGAGGAAGTATTTATGAACCACGGATCACTATTCTCAGGAATAGGCGGCTTTGATTTAGCAGCCGAATGGATGGGATGGCAGAACGTCTTTCATTGCGAGTGGAACGAGTTTGGACAAAAAGTACTAAAACATTATTGGCCTAAAGCAATCAGTTACCATGACATCACAAAAACAGACTTCACTATTCACAGAGGACAAATTGACATCCTCACAGGAGGATTTCCATGCCAACCCTACTCAATGGCTGGAAAGCGAAAAGGGAGGGAGGATGAACGCCATTTGTGGCCCGAAATGCTTAGAGCAATTAGAGAAATTCAGCCACGTTGGGTTGTGGGCGAAAATGTTTTCGGCCTTGTTAATTGGTCAGGAGGGCTGGTATTCCACGAGGTGCAAGCTGACCTGGAAGCTGCGGGGTACGAAGTATTCCCGTATGTACTTCCAGCTGTATCCGTCAACGCTCCCCATAGAAGGGATAGGGTTTGGTTTGTTGCTAAAAACACCAACAGTAATGGACGGCGAAGTGAGCAGCGGGAAAGCCAAACCGGTGAGCGGGAACAGCGGAACGCTAGCACAGGAGATAATGAGCGGTTACAAACCGACAATGCAAAAACTGGGGTTACTGCCGACACCAAGGGCTTGCGAATCAATAGAGCGCAGGAACATGAAAACGGTGATCGACAAGGTGGAGAACGGAGGGGATGTGACATTAACAACATTGGCGAAGTACAAGGGGGGGGCGTTGCTGCCAACACCGGATTGCTCAGACAGGAGATCACAAAAAAGCAAACAGCAAGGGTTAAGCAATGTAATCAAGGGGATGCTGCCAACACCTTGCGCCAGCGATTGGAAGGGGGGATGCGACAGGAGCGAGAAGAATCAGAGTTTTTCGGAGTCAATACTTCAGCACAAAATTCACAAAGAATACGGGGAACGTGGCAAAACTTCCCAACTCAATCCCCTATTTGTAGCGGAGATGATGAGCTTTCCCGTCAACTGGACGGTATTACCTTTCCTAAGTGGCGAAACGAATCTATCAAAGCCTATGGAAACGCAGTAGTTCCTGCTTTGGTTTATCAGATATTTAAAGCAATAGAGCAATATAAGAGCCTACCTTGCACTAGCACCCCAATTCCCAATCCGGCGGGTTAATCTTTCTGATCACGCACTCGATCTGGTATTCGCCTACGGGATGTTGGTCGGGAGGGATACTCCAATCATATCCGTCCACACAATCCATGAGCCTTTCAATGTAGTAAGTATTCGGCTTTAAGGCCGCCTCAATCTCGGCCAGTAACGACCCTAGCGTATAGAACCTCTTATGATCCAAGTTCCACCTTGAGTTGGGTATGCTTAACTTTTTCTCGTACCTGTAGCCGGACGGGACAAAGATGCAGATCAGGCCGCCGGGCTTTACAATCCTGTACCAGTTCTGAATGGCGAGAACGGGGTTCTCCAAATGCTCTAGGATATGCGATGCCCAGACGTAGTCGAATTGGCCGTCTTGAAAGATTTCCATGGTCTCAGCGTTACAGATGTCTGAGTCATGGTGGACGCATTTATCCTCCGGCATGACGGGGTCTGCTCCATCAAAGGTTTGCAGTCTACCGCAACCAATGTCGATGCCCTGCCCGGCATATATTTCCAAATACAACGTGTTGCCGGAATAAGAGTCCTCCCTTTCTTCCCCCCAACGCTTGATCGTTTTACTGCTTTCCGCCATAATGCTCTATTAAATGATTAATTGCTTTCTCCATAGTCAACATCGGGATCACAGGCACATCATACTTTACTACCTCATCCACTACCGGCAATCCATTTTCAAACACATGAGTCGGGAATCCGAACTCGTCCTCGCTTTCTATTCTAAACTTCACATGGCGTAAAACCAACTTCCCTGCTACCATCTGAGGGTTATTCTTTAGCATAATGTACAAATACAGATTCATCTGGACGGTGTACTTGGAGAAGTCGCAATTATCCATGTAGTTAAAAGGCCAATGCAACTTCTCGGTCTTGCCGGAAAAACGATCATGATAGCCCTGCATCTTCATCTCCTTATTGCTTTTATGATCCGAAACATTGCCAATATTCATATATGTTGCAACGGTGTCAGACTGCCCACAAATTCCTAGATTGTCAGTTAGCTTCAAATAAAGCAATGCTTCTGGATATACGCCGGTAGGGAACGACTGGTTAGGAGATAACTTTACGCCCTTATCATCATAGATTGGGGCATACACTGGCAAGACTTGGCCAAAAAGAGGCATGCTCTTCACGCTTAAATACTTTTTTTCCATGGCCAAATGATGCAGCGTTCCGGTATCGGTAGACCTTTTAGACTCTTGTTTCCATACCCTTTGAATCTCTTCTGGCTTCATCCCAAACCACTTGCCCTTCTTGTTCTGACTAGCCTTTACCGACCCCAATACGGGGTCAAATTTGTCATAAAACATAGAAGCAAACTTCGTTCCCGATATCCATTCCACGCCCTGTAGTTCTGGACTTACAGAAAAATATTTATGACCGTCTTCAACAAACCCAATCATCAGTTCCTTCTTTTGTTTGTGCCAATTACCATCTCATGCCCAGGATGCCAAGAGTCAGTCCTCACATCAGAAAAATAATGGTTGAATATGCCCATAATGTGCATATGGCTAAATACCCATATATGCTCCTCGGTGTTCCACATCCGGTCAGGCATGGCTACGTCCGGCTGAATAACGGGAGTCATGACAATCAGCCTACCCGTGGGTGATAAGATATTGGCACAATGTCCAACAAACCACTCAGGCTCGTCTGCGTGTTCCAAAACATCCATGGCTACGATAGTGTCAAATGTGCTGTCCCTCAAGCCAAAGAAGTCATAGGGAAAGAAACCCTCCCATAGTCTAGTGTTGTCCCTATCAGCAATTCTCTTTATATCGGGGAAGTTCTTGGGATCGACTTCAATACCAAAAGCCATGGTATGTGTATCGGCTAGTTTCTGAAGCATATTGCCAGGGGCGCAACCAATCTCAAGAGCTTTATTGCCGCCGCTGACATAGGCCATCACTTTATCAACCTTACTCGCTCCATTATGAACAAAGTTTAGGTTATGAACCTGCTCGTCTAGCGTACTTCTCCCATTAGCAGGATTCCAGTAATCATTGCTGTATACGCCCGTATTTACCTCATTCTCTAAGGTATAAGTTAGGCATATCTTACACTGCTTGTACCCGTGAATATTAGTACCAACCCAATTGTGATTACATATCATACTGAAATAAATTTGTGTTTGAAATGCTATCCAAAATACTGGCCGTACAAATTGGCAAAATGATACTTAAGCCCATCTGTGTACAGAAAGTCGTAGGCACTGGGGCCTACCGGAATAACATTGGGTGCAAAGTCGCAGGTTTCTAATATCCTTGGGATTTTTAGCCCCTCTGCAATACCGAAAGCCATGCTTTGGTTGCCGATAAAGAACGAACATGTGCCAATACATGCAGATAAATCGAGAAAATCTTCAACCCTGTGATACTTTATGTTTAACCCAAACTCTTGGTTGAACCTTTCGCTTTCCTCTTCCAAACCCACAAACAACATCCTTGACTGATCATAGTCCCTGAGAAATGTATAATTTGCCCACCGGTTCGTGTACCGACCTGTCCGATTGATTAAGATTTTACCAATCATTTCTGACTTTATACGACCAAAAAACTTAAGCCACCGATCAGAAATATCGCAATGAAGGTCTGGGAAAAGGTATGAGTACCATTTCTGAATTGGGAGATATGGCATACCGCAGTCTTCCCTGCGTATCCTGTCTAAATC